TCTGGATATAGTTTCCACCTGGTCTACTGAAAGCTTTCTAGCTTCAATAAGAGCATCTGCCTCTATATTTAATTGTTCAATTTCTGCTGCTGCATCTTTTTCTTCATTCACCTCAATAAACTTTTTGCCATTCAATGGGTGATAATATAAAAACTCTTGCAATACAGGATTGTTTTTTGGAACTGATAAGAAACCATCTACAAAGTCAATAGGTTCTCTAACTACTTGTCCATCTTGCTCATCTTCAAAACAAGACCTTTGGTTAGGAGAATATCTCAACACTCGGTTGATTCCTTTGTCTTCGTCAAAATGTAATAAGGGTTGTCTTCTTGAGCCACCTGAAGGTAATAAAAAAGATATTGGGGCTCTATCTCTAGTAAGTTTGTAGACTTTATCTACTAATGTGTTTTTTTTCATTATATATAAATTTAATTAGATTTAAAAAAAAAGGGAGGCGGTTAAACCTCCCTTAGTAATAATACTACTCTTGGAATAAGAAGAAGTTGTTTGCACCTAACGTACATACAGCTCTCTCAGACAAGAAGTGTACTTCCATAGCGTCTAAGCTAGAAGTTGCAGCACCGCCAGCAGAACCTGTAATCCAAGTTTTGTAACGTCTGTCTTCTGTTTCAGAAGCTCTGTATCGAACATGCAAGAATGGTCTCTTCGCGTTCTTACCTAAAATCTGGTCGTATACTGTAGTAGAACCAGCTGGTACTAATAGTCCGTTGATACGGCCTGAGTTAGCTCCTGTAGGTAGTCCACCACGCATAGTTGGGTCATTTAAGTATTTCCAGTCAGACTTGTAGAAGTCATATCCTCTACGGAATCCAGTGAATCCTAAGTTTAATGCCATGTCTTTGTCATTGTCAAATAAACCATAAGATGTTCCACCAGCTCCATAAGAGTTTTGAGCTGCTAACATATCATCAATATCAAAGCTAAAATCTCTATCAACGAAAATTACATTTTCTTCAATAGAACCTTGCTTATCTAAACGAGAGATTACTGCATCAAAGTCAGCTAGTGCAGCTGGGTTTCCACCGCCCCACACATTTCCACGATTCTCAACTGCATAGAAGATACCTTCAGAACCTTTGTTCCCTACATCTCCTCCAGCTGCGATTGCTCCTGACGCAGCTTCTGCTGGTACAGCTTCAATCATTGCTGTTTCTAAGTAGTCGTCAAAACGTAGACGAGTTTCGTGCTCTGATTTAAGATACCATAAGTATCCAGATGCTCCGTTTTCAGTAGTTACTTCTACCCATCCAATTTGCGCCATGTCAGACCCGCTTACAGCGTATTTGTCTTTGATGATAATTGGTGAGTTATCAAAGATAACGTCATCAGCTTCTAATGAGCCTACCATTCCACTAGTTCCTTTTTTAAATTCAGAACCATAAATAAACACTGTTCTTGTAAGTCCAGCTGCACCAACTTGTCCAGCTGCTTCATAATAAGCTACATCAAAAGTTGCTGCTCCCGTATTCACGGCTGTAACAATACCTTTGTTTAATCCAGCTCCTGCATTATCAGAGATAACAACAGTCTGTCCTACTCTAATTGCAATGCTTCCAGTACCAGGTACTAATGCATCACCTACTGTGATTGTAGCTGTATCGTCACCAGCTGCTCCTGCTGATGCACAGTTAGTATATTTAGTGTGTAATCTTCCTTGCTCTGCCCATTTGATAAGGTCAGAATTAGAAGGCATCTCTGCTCCTACTAAACGTAAGAAAGATGCGATTGTACGATTTCCATATCGCTCAAACTCTTTTTCATAAGTATCAGGTAAATACTGATTTAAGAAATCAAAGTTTGTAATGTAGTTAGTTGCCAAAGGCACCTGTTCTGCACTCGGTTGTAAAGCAAACCCAGGGGTTGCTTGAACTGCTCCTGCCATAATAATTAATTTTTAAAATTTATTTTCGTTTAATACTTCTTATTTTTAAGCCGCGTCCCGAATCAGGGTTAACTGACTTGACTTGAAATCCTCCTTTATTAGTTACTTCAGGTGCTCTACGCTCGCTCATATTTATATTTTTAGTTTTGCGTATTACATCTTCAGTAGCCTCAGACTTGCCTTGCTCATAAAAGAACTTAGCAAATTTGTCAGGATTCATTGCAATTGATAAAGCTCGATGGTATCCGGCAGCATCACTAACCAAACCTTTATCATCCAAATACTTATTTATAAAGTTCATTGGAGTTTCTTGGCTCTTCTTGATTGTCTGCACATCACCGGGAGAGAAGGTTACTGTTTTGTCGTCAAGCACGAAATCAAAACCTTTGAAATCTTCAGTAAAAACTTTATCGGTTTCTTTTAAAAACCAATTACGTTTTGCCTCACTTTCCTGTTGTTGAGTTTTAACAGATTCTAAATATTGCCTATACTCTTGAAGTTCTTCATTGTTGCTCTGAGAATCAACAACCGGTCTTGACTCAAGTGGTTGTTTGTATAATTCTTTTTGCTCATTAAAATACTTCTTTGCTTTAGCAATAGTTTTCTTTTTTGCTAATTTTGTTTTTTTAATTACAGATTCTTCATCTAGTTCTTCATCCCAAGAATAATCCTCCATTAGAGAATCAATATCTTCAGCGTCTAAACCTTCGCCTTCTGTAACTGTCAAATACTCTCTTAGCAAAGAATCAGGATTCATAGCACTAAAGTCTCTTTGTAATTTTACATAGTCTTCAATACCTCTTCCCGTTTCTTTTTTATACTTAAAGTAAGCCGCAACATCTTCTGGAAGCTGTTCAACCTCTTCTCTTGTTGCATTTAATTCATCTAATGAATTAATTTCCTTACCATATCTTTTTCCAATATATGAAAGAACGTCTTCTTCTGACAACTCTGCCTGCTCTTGAACTGGCTCTGGTGTTTCTTCAGAAGTTTCTTCTGCTTTAGGAGTGTCTTCTACGACACTCTCTTCAGCAAAATCCATTTTTACTTGAGGATTATTTTCTTTTGTCTCGATAGAGTCACTAAACTTTTCCTCATGCTTATCAAGAAGCTCTTGTTCAACCTCTTGTACTGATTTTTCTTCAACGGCATCTACCGCTCTTACTTTTAATTCCATTTAATTTAATTTAGATTACAAATTTACTTAAAATTTTAACGCTCATTATCGGGGTGAAAACTCAGATAAATCAAAGCCGTCAAGGCTATCTTCATTAGATTCAAAATTCTGTGGAGGTAAATTATTTTTACGTTGTGAAATCAATTTACTCTGTTCAGTATTTTGCTGACTAATTCTATTAGACTTAGCTTTCTCTCTTGAATCTTCCCTGTTTGATAAAGACTGCTCTGTCATACCATGCATTTGTAAGTTATAATTAAACTCTTGTTGCATTAAGTTAGACTTGAGTTGAGCTTCCGCTTTTTGTCTTTCAATTTCAAAAGCTACTTCAGCCTGCTTCACTTTCATTTTAGATTGTGTTTCAAGCTCTATCTTTTGCATAGCTGTTTGTGCAGCCATTTCTTGAGACTTGAGTTGTTGTTGAGCTGTCATCGCTTGCTTTTGCATAGCCATTTTATCATCACGCTCTTGTTTAGCAAGTCTCTTAACTTTCAATAATTGATTAGCAAGTTTCAAGTTTTTAATCTCACGAATATCAATAGCATCTTCAAGATTAATATCTTGTTTAGATAAAGCCATTTGTATATTCTGTTCGAGCATAGCTTTTTGCTCTTCGTCTGGAGACAGTTCTATAAATACACCGAAGTCATAAATATATAAATCAGATATTTCCCCAAGTATACTTACGTTGTATTTACCAATCTTATTTATAAAGTCCTCCTTAAAGTCTGCATACTCTAAAATATCTGCGATACGATAAGTTAAAGCTTCTGATAAACTTCTGTATATATATAGACTTCCGTCTAATATATGTCTTGTTGCTGTATTTGAGTTTAATGCAGCTAACTTCTGAACACCAACCAAAGCATCTGGAGATGGTGTAGAGCCGTCTCTCGCTTCATTTAAGCCTGTTACAGAACGAATCATACCTAAGTAATGATTATAGTTAGCTATAAGCATTTGCGTCTTAGAAGCTCCAGAACTGCTTGTAAGCTGTTGAATAGGAACTTTACCTTGATTGTATTCTCCGTCTTGAGTATAACTCCTACCAACTACACTACCAGTTTGGAAGTATAGCCTTAATGCATCCGAAGGGTCATACGAAGCTCCTGTTCCCAAGTCAACCTCATTCAATCCATCGGCATCAATATAGACTCCATCAGGTACAGTTCTAGCAATAACTTGCTGCAACTTTAAATGAGTTATCTGTATTAAATCAGCAAAAGGAATCATTCGTCTTACTAGAGACTCAATAACTCCTTTGTACATTCTTGGTGCTACGGCAACATAATTTGGTAAGGCGTGCTGAGAAGAAGACTTTGGTCTAACCATATTCTTTGCAAGCTCCCACTTGAGAATAATATTAGTTCCCATAACCATCACCCCATCATACCATACATCAATAGTCTTTTCTATTTTCTCGAACTTTCCGTCTTCCATCATTTCTTGTGGAGGATTAAAAGTATCGTCTTTTTCTATCATTTTAGAACCACCGCCCTCAAGTATTCTTTTCTTATAAACCATCTTCTTAGTGGTTTTATAATTAAAATACATTAGAGTACAAGTATCTCTATAAAAAATATCATTCTCATAAAACTGAGCTACATTATAATAGTCATACCAACTCTGACTATATTTAGATATCTCTTCTAAATCTTCACGAGTAAGGCTTGGGTCTATCTTTAATAGTTCAGCAATAGGTAATGTTTTAATCTCTCCCCAATAAAAACAATCTTTAAAGTGAGGGTCTTCAGTGTAACTGTACACAACATTAGCCGGGTCTACATATGATATTTGAACTCCAGCTCCAGGTAGGAACTCGTGTTTTGCAACAGACATACCTATAACTGTAGAATCATAGTCTATTTGTTTACGAATATCATCATAATGATTTTCAGAAAACATAGTGTCTATTGCCTCTTCCTCCGCAATTTCAATTGCAGGCTTATAGTTTAGGTTCATGTAAAGAGACAACTCCTCATCAGATGACGGAAGCTCATCGGGGTCCATAATAAATGGGTCTACACCTGTCTGCTCTTGTATCGTAGTCAAGATATCTTTAGCAGCCATTTGGCCCTCTATCATATCTTGATACTTACTTCTTTTTGCTTGAGATAATGCGTCTTGAGCATAAGCCTTAACCTTAAACTCTCGGTCTTGCATACCATTAACAACTATATCTACAAACTTTGGCAATATAGGGACTGGTGTCCAATCTAAGTTTAGATAAGATAAGTCTCCATCTACTGCAATTTCGTTTTTATATTTAGCAATTGATTGCTCCCCTCTTGCGTATAAACGCAGTTTGTGAAAGTCTCTCCATTGATTGTAGTATCTACACTGGTTTCCGTCTTTTTTAAACCATTCGTATTGAATAGCTTGTCCTATCTGTAAACCAAATTCGTTCGTAGCTTTTTCAGCATCAGAAACAAATTGACTTGGAAAGCCTGTAGATGCAATGTCTATTGTAACATCCTTCATCTATCTAATTAATTCACTTAAATTTCCCTTATTTGTATACCTTGCAAAGTTAAGGTTTATTTTTGATTGTTTTTTCTCTACTTGATACATATGCCTTTGTGTTGCCATAACAGCTAATCCAGAACTAATACTGGCATCAAATTTAGTCCTATTATTTATATCAAACTTTGCCCAGTCTTCTAAAGTCCTTGTAAACAACATATTACCCATATCTCCAGATTCCCTAAATTGTCCTTCAAAATCTATACCTACATTTTTTTCTATGTAAGATTCA